TTATTTTTTCATAGTTGTCAGAGGAGTAATATCTCCCACAATAACGCTATCTATATCAATATAGAGAATATCCTCATTACCAAGAACAGGATGCAGTGGATTGAAAAGTTCTAGTTTTGCCCACCATCCTGGCCAATCATACAAAAGAGGCGCTGTATTTACTCCTTTTATCTTTAGCGCATCTGTTAAACAAACAGAATCATAACCTTTGAGCTGCTTATGTAACCATTGAGCATGTTTTGTGGTGAAGTCTTTGCTTTGTCTGAGCACAGAAACAATAATCATTATATTCCCCTGTGAATATTAGGTGTTTTTAGCCGTGTTCCACTATATTTAATGTGCTTTATATTGCAACAAAATTAGTGTTCATATGGTTATTGAAGTTTAATTACATTCAAGATGTGAATGTAATTAATTTGTTTATAATGTTATTAATATATGTAATGTAGGTTGATAAATGGTTTAGTGATTGTTTTGTCTTTTATATTTCCATGGGGAGATATAAAATAAGAGTTGGGATGGGAGTGATCTTATTTCCCCTTTTTGTTTCTGGTGGTTTTTATGTTGCTGAATTGGATTAAACACTTCAGTGTTTAAAGCGTGAGGTCTGCAGTATTTTTATCCATCTTCTCAGGCAACCGAGAGGCGGGTGTCCCGGAGTTGGACAGACTGCAGTGATGTTACGAGAACGATGCCCGATAGCGTTTACGCTACCGGGTCTTACTAAACGCTCTATCAGAATAGTGATGTAGACATCAGGTCAGAGAATGAACTTAACAATCATTCACAAAAGAAATGTTTTATTTTTAGTCTATTAACCAGACGAGAAAAGCCTATAAAATATTTCAATCTTAAGATTTAGATTAATCCCATTTTTTGTGATTTATTAATGGGATTACTTCTGATGTTTTTTTGTAATATATATGCTATTTGCTGGAATGCTTTTATTTACAAATGACATTGCTCCAATAGTAACATTATCACCGATAGTAATAGAGCCTATAATGCAGGTGTTTGCTCCTATATCTACATTATTGCCAATAATAATGAAATCATCTTCTTTTAAACCTTGCTTGTTTCCTACTGTTGTATTTTGCTTAAGCGATAAATTACAACCGATACGAGCCTTTTTCGTGATGACGATCCCCATGTGATGCGGAATATCCAAACCATAGCCGATTACTGCTCCCAGCTCTATATCAATTCCAAATTTGGAATTTAGCTTGCGATTAATCCATAATCCAGTTTTTTTCTGTTTTTTTGAACCATAGATATACATCTCATTTGCCAGACGCCACCAAAATAAAAAGTTACGACGGCGATTGTTATTGGCCTGCATAAGTAATCGACATAATGAAAATTCATTCCTGCGAATAATCTCATGCCGCCAGTATTCCCGTAATCCACTTCCTTTTTTAGATATGGAAAATAATAAGCAATGTAAGAGTTTGATTTTTTCTTCCTCCAATGAAGAAAGTTAGCTTGTTAAATAAATGTTATTATCGTAGGGGGTTCACATATCAATTGGTAAAAATACTATAAGATGGTTTTTTATAATACTTCATTTGCTATGCAAACTGAACATTTGATGCTAAAAAATAAATAATAAAGGGTATTACTTTAATTCAACATCGCCGGGCTTTATACCCGGCGAGAGATTCAACAATCGTATTGCCAGCTACTGACTAAGGCATAAAGGTGGCTGGGGGAGTAGCGCCAGCTATCGTTTAGTCCGAGAAACTCAGCGCAAAACTCGCTGCAAAACAGTTTATCTTTGCGCTCCCGGTTATACAGCGCGATACCAAGCGCGCCCTGCCAGTCATAGCGTTTGCCGTTGTGTTTGCGGAAAAAGGCCTCCACTTCCGGCAACGTGGCCTTTAACGGTAGCTTATCCCACTTATCGTCCGGTAACGGTATTATCTTTCCCCGCACGCCGCGATCGCGAAACGACGCGGAGTAACAGAGGTATTCATTACCGCCGTGTTCTACCGCCAGTTCACAGTGAGAGTAGATACCGCGCGTGACTTTGCGCGTGAGCCAGTCGACAAACCTGGCGATGCCGCGATACTCCGATCGCCCCTTATAGCAAGCGAGCCAGACGGTGGTTTGACTCATGGCTGCCAGCCTGATGAATAGTCGTAGTCGAGCACTTCCTGGATATCCCCCAGCGCTTCTACCGCCGCAATATGCCGCTGCGCGTTGGCAAACAGGTGCATATCGTGATCCATAGTGACGGTTTCAAACTGCGCGGCGATGTCGTTGGTCAGTTCAATCAAACCGTTATTTTTGGTCTGCCACATTAACCCTGCCGGAATCTGCTTTGTCTGACCCATTCTGGTGAGTGACATTTGCTGAATACGGCTGTTAGCATCGCTGTGGAAATGGTTGCCGTCGATAATGATATAATCGGCGGTAACGGTGTCGCGCCGGGTTTTGATTTGCTGAATTTTGGCTGCTTTTATATCGCTAAGAACCATACGCATCTGAGTTTCATCAAATACCCATTCGCCTTTTTCCAGCTTATAAAAGTTACCTGGTGGTGGAGCAGTGACAAATGATAATGTTTCACTATTAACCCAGGTACGATTATTCGTGTTTGCGTATTCTTGCCATTGTTGTCCAGTAACTTCAATCAAATATTTTCTTTCTGGATAATTGTAGAGTTCTGTATCCATCCAGTCTAGGACAATAAATGATTGTGGATCATAATATGCGTATTTTGCCATTTTAATTTACCATGAAATTTTTACGAAACCAGGGGAGCCATTTGTGCCACTGGTATTTCCAAGATTTGTTAAGTCACTATTTTGATAATTAAATGGTGGAAGATAGGAGCCGCCAGCCCCTCCTGCACCATAGCCTGTCGCTGATGTAGGAGGTATCATATTTGCTTTATATCCTCCATTCGCTAATGATTCGGTTATAACTGTTCCTGGTTTCCCTCCGGCTCCATAAAGTGAGCCTTCACCGCTGTGTCCATAGTATAATTCTGCATATACAACCATTTCGTGCGAGGCATATGGCATAGGATGATCAACAAATTTAATATAAGGTTGAATATTTCTAGTATGGTAAATACTTTCGCCTCCAATTCCCCCAGCCGCAGTGATGTCTGAGAAGGAGGAACTACCGCCATCAAAACTCTTTCTATAGATAGTCGTTTGATCAGTCACTGTTCCTACTGATGTCGTCGGGGGATTTGACCAAAATGCTCCCCCACACCCACCAGCTCCAATTTTTACGGGAAATTGTTGGCCTGGAACTACATTAACAATACTGACAATTTGTTCTCCAGCGTGACCGCCACGCGCCTCGTAATAGATTGATTGAGACCCGCCAGCCCCACCGCCGCCACCGCCCATTACTTCGATAAATAGAGTCGTCACTCCATCTGGAACCGTAAATGTCCCATTTGTGGTAAAAAACTGCGTATGAGTATGGTTCGCCGGGGCCGCCGCGTTTGCCTTGTCCATCGCCGCCTTTACCGCACTGGGCGTTGCCGCCTCCGTCGTACTGGTGCTGTCCGTCGCGCTGTTAAGCTTCACGATCCCTTTTTGCGTCAGCGTACCGTCCGGGACGCCGGTAATCTGGTTCCAGGCGTGAGTATGGCTGGCCGGAGCTGCCGCATTCGCCTTATCCATCGCCGCCTTTACCGCTTTTGGCGTTGCAGCCAGTACTTCACTGGTACTATCAGTAGCACTACTAAGCTGAACAATCCCCTTTTGCGTCAGCGTGCCGTCCGGAACGCCGGTAATCTGGTTCCAGGTATGCGTGTGATTACGCGCTTCCGCCATCGCCGCTTTTACCGCCTTTGGCGTAGCCGCTTTGGTTTCGTCATCGCTGTCGGTGGCGTTACTGAGCTGCGTAAACCCTTTCTGCGTTAATGTCGCATCCGGGTGATTTGTCGAATGTTCATGCTCGTCCAGCCGGGCATCCACATAGTCGCGCGTCGCCAGCACAATACTCGGATCGACCGTCAGCGTCACCGCCGTGGTGTTGGAGACCTCCATAATCAGGCGGATACAGACCTGCTTGCCGCAGCCGCCAGGCAACAGCGGTTTGTAAGATTCCGGGAATTTGCCGATGGCGATTAGCTCGCCCTCGTCGTCGAACACGCCCACTTCACGCACATACCAGCCGCCAACGTCCTCCGGCAGCACCAGTTCGGCAATCAGCCAGTTGGGATTATTCGGTGCAACGGTCAGCGTATTCATCTCGCCGCGCCAGACTTCGTGGCGTAAATTGGTCTGGCTGGCGGTCGGTTCATAATATTGTCCGCCGCCGTCGCCAACCGCCATCTTTTGCAGATGTATCTGTTTTTTGTCCGCAAGGGCGCTGGCGATTTTCGCCATTCCCCTGTCGGTCAGGAGGGTATAAAACTCATTATCCATAATTACTCCGGGTAAATAGATATAATTTCAAGGCTCCATTGCCCTGTACCGAAATAGATCGGTTTAGTTTGTTGAACTTCCAGAACCTGGAAGGGTAAGACGGTCGTTATTTCTCCACCGTAAAGTGCGCTGCCAATAACAGGAATAGCGCTTTGGTTAATTATCCAGACAATTAACGCCTCCAGCTTTGAGCGCACGTTCTTATACTCATGAATAAGATCGACCAGGTTATTAAACAGATTTTCATCCATGCCCTGGTTAATTAGCTCAATTTCAACCTTAAAAAATAAGCCTTACCGCCATACTCAAACCATTCGGAAATCGTGCCGGGTAAGGATAATATTTCCAGTACGCGGCGAACGGCCCAGGGAGTTCCTTTATATTTATGCAGTTCAATCGCCTGTTTAATTAACTCTCGTTTCTCCTGTTCATTGGCGGCAAATAGCCAGCCCTCCAGCCCCTGGACATGAAACTGTCCGGCCAACGAGGGCAGTGCCGAGGCATCAACGATATCCACCAGATAGACCAGCAACGCCGTCAGGTCGATTTGCGCAAAGCGTTCGGCGGCGATATTTGCCAGAACCGAGAAACGTTCGTCGCTGGCCAGCGGCGGCGGCAGAAGCAGTTTATCCATCGCTGACCCCGGCAATCGTCACGTCAATAGCCGTGCATTCCGCCCATTCGTGCGCCTGCAATACCTTTTTCGCGGGCATATCCAGCGCCACGTCGTAAACGCCATCAACCTGCAATACTTTAATTATCTGGTTTGGCACAATGTCCTGGCCCAGCCGGGTCTGGCGCGAGCGCGTCCATGTATTAATCGCTTCACGCGCGGCGGCAAGCGTCGTCTCCTGATCGGCGGTGGTAAACAGCGTTAGCCGGGCGCGGATCTGATAAGCCACGCGCGGAGAACATTTAGCGCTCACCTTATCGGTTAGCGGGCGCTTTTTCTCTTTGCTCACCTCCCGTTCGATCTGGGCAAGAAGCTCCGGCCCCGGCAGACCGTTCAGGGTCAGCGGATAGAGTTCCACGCAGCCTTCCGCCAGCCCTTCATCCGGCCCCAGTACCGCCACGTCGATAATCGACTGGCTGACCGAGAGCGTATGGAAGCGATAGGCGCCATAGCTGCCCGCGTTGCTGAAACTTTCCGGCGCTAGCTGGATGCGTTTACGTAGCGCGTCGTCGTTCTCTTCGCCGCAGCCGCCACTTGAGGCCGTCAGATTGGTGACGCTGATATCGTAATTGCCCACGCGGTCTACCAGCGCGCTGATTTGCGCAGGCTGCCAGTTGTTGCCGGGTTCACCGGTCACTACACAGGTTGCAGTTACCGCAACGCTCAGGCTGCCCGCAGGCAACAGAACATCTTCGTCGGTGGCGAACATCACGCTATCCGACGCGCTGGCGCGGGTACCCTGTGGAATCACCAGGTTACTTTTAGCCGCTTGAGTAACAGAAAACTGCAGCGTGGTTTTTGCCGCCTGAGCGGGCAGACGGTGAACGCCAACCAGCTCGCCTAAATAATCCAGCATCGGTGCACGGGAATACGCGACCAGGTTTTGCTTCGCTGCCTCCTGGATAGCGATGCGGACAAGGTTTTCACGATAAGCAAACAGGTCAATGAGCAGCCGCTCAGCCTGCGCCGGATAGAGTTTTTACCGCTGGCTTCTTCATATTGCGCAATCATCTCGCTGGTGATTTGCGCGGGATCGCGGTCAATAAAGTCGGGTTCGGCTATCGCCATAACACCTCCGTTGAGTTGATTACGCCGTCTGCGGCGCGCCATTGCACGCGTAACGTCAGGTGTTCGCCGTCAATCGTCGGCGTCACCTTCAGCAACCGGCAGCGGGGTTCCCACATGCGAATCGCTTCCACCGACTCCCGAACAACGTGCGGAATGGCCCGCTCGATCGGGTAATCGATATAGCGCCACAGATTGCTGCCAAAAAGCGGCCTGTGGGGATCGCTGCCGCGCGGCGTGCGCAGAATGATGTGTATTGCCTGATGAATATCATCCAGCCCGCAGACGTATTCTTCAGGACGTTGCAAGGCAGGTTGCCAGTGCAGGGTCGAGGGTCGTGTTTTCGTGTTCATGAGGCTATTTTCGCCTTCCGGCGGGGGGAGAGATATTAAAGCGCTTTAAGGAAATAATTGATGGCGGGGTCAGAATGTGTTTTGCCCGGCGGCGCTTCTGCGCTTACCGGGCCTGTGTTGATGCACATTTTGTTAAATGGCGAAGATCGCGTTTTACGTAAAGTTAAAATGAAATTGCTGTAATTTCACCTTTGCCTACAGAAGCGTAGTACCAGAATTCATCATTGATTTCTGCGTGCTTCATTTTTTCAACTGGAATCGTTTTCTGCCGTCCATTAACCGAGAGTGTGATCGAACCCGTTAGCTGCTCCCGGCTGATAATAGCGAAATCCCCGCGGGTGTTGCTATAAGCCGTCGTTTCATTGGAAAGGCTGTGCTTCGCTCCATTAGCGATTACAGAATAATCAAAATTGACTTTCTTTTTGAAAATAGCTTGTACATGATAATACTCGCCGTAAACAGCAGGATCATGGAATAAACCAAAATGACCACCGCTATTTTGCAACTTGACGAAATAATAGTCAGGGATGATAAACTTCTGTTTACCTGCCGCTATTTCTTTAGTAATGATTTCTTGTCTTACGATTTCCTGTCCGGCCGTTTTTTATAACCGTTAAGCATCAATGAATAGGACCAAAGGAATACGATACCACAGAGGACAGTCACGGCAGTTACGCCGACGACTCCAGCCTTAACGCCACTTTTCAACAGGGCGTAAGCGATGAAGGAGATAGCTAAAAGGAAAAACATAAACGTACCGTTCATAACCCGATCGGGGTAGGACGGCGACGCGAACATGATTAAGGAAGTGCTAATACCTATACATACGACTAACGCAGCGCAGATAAGGGACGTTTTATCAATTTTGGCGCGAATCTGCTTATTGAATATGACCAGTAAGACCAGCAATAACAAAACAACATAAGCTATCCAGATCAGCGCCAGATGGTTATGAACGCGTTCTGTTAAGTGAATGAAAATACGTTCAAAAATCGGCCTTCCATACCAGAATTCTTTGCCGCTGGCGCGGATGAAATTGCCCGGAGAAAGTATCAATACGCATGAACCTGCGATTGCACAGAGACTATAAACTATCTTATTGCGCGAAACAGATTTGTTTTGCCATAACTCGTATGCAATGGCCAGAACAGAAATAAGCGAGACGAAAGGTGAGACGCTTTCATTGGAACAGCCTGCCATAAAGCTTAGTAATGCAACCCACGGGCTGATCGCTTTACTGTTTTTTATTGTTATGGTGTAAAAGAAGAACAGCCATACAACAACGAACAGATTCGTCCACAAATAATTCGCAGCACCAACGATCCAGAAAGTGGTTTGACCCAAATTCGGGTTCGAAATCCAGTAAGTGAAGAATATTAGTGGGAATAATAAGTAGTCGGATTTATTCCAGCGTAATGTACCTGAGGGTGTCTTCACAATGAAATAACAAAATACCAGTGTCGAAACGGCAGCGCTGATGGAATACACGAGTTGAGAACGTGTATACAGGATGAGTGCGCTGGTGTAATCAGCTATAATCCTGCCACTCCAGGTCATATAATGATGAAAATGTGATTCCGGCGAAATTCCTAAAAGGTAATAGCGGTAATCATCAGAGTGAATGGGGGTATACCATTCAATAAGAAAAATGGCCAAAAAAGCCAGTAGTATCATCGCCGTTTTCGGTAATATCTTGAGCATAGTAATCATTATTCCATCATTGTTTTTTGTTTTTCACGATATAGCGGGGTCTTTGCTTCACCTCCGTGTAAACGCGTCCGATATATTCACCCATGATGCCTATGCCGATAAGCTGGATGCCGCCTAAGAAGAGAATCGCGGTCATAAGCGAAGGATAACCAGGAACAGGGTTTCCCCACATCAATTTATCAATGATCATCCACATGGCATATATCAGGGAGAGGGCAGAAACGCTCACTCCTATATACGTCCAGATACGCAAAGGGAAAGTAGAAAAACTTGTAATCCCCTCCAGCGCCAGGTTCCAGAGTTTCCAGCCATTAAATTTTGAGTTACCTGCGACACGTTCAGCACGGGCATATTCGACCACATCTGTTTGACCTCCAACCCATGAAAGTATACCTTTCATGAAAAGGTTACGTTCTGGTAATAGCTTGATATTTTCTACAATCTCGCGCGACATCAATCGAAAATCACCGACATTCTCTTCAATCTTTGGCGTACTGATTTTGTTATGCAGCCTGTAGAACCACTCAGCGCTTTTACGCTTCAGGTGGCCATCCGTTGAACGATCGATACGCTTAGCCAGCACCATTTCTGCACCAGCCTGCCATTTATTGATCAAATGTGGGATTACTTCGATGGGATCTTGTAAATCAACATCGATAGGGATCACCACATCTCCGGTCGCGTGATCTAATCCGGCAAAAAGTGCAGGTTCTTTACCAAAATTGCGGGTAAATGAGATCGGAACAACAAGAGGATCGGCAACAGCTAATGCGCTGATGATTGATTCAGTCGCATCGTGACTCCCATCATTAACGAAGATAATCTCAACGTTATAAGGTTTAAGTGAACTGTATTCTCTGACCGTTTTATAGAAAATAGGGATCGCGTCCTCTTCATTAAAGACGGGAACCACTAATGAAATTTTCATTTCTCATTCCTGAAAACAATGAATCTGGAATATAAAAATCCGCAAATAAGGCTAATTGCGGAAAATACAATGAGCGTAAAAATGGGAGGCATAGCACACTTGTCGCCTGTCCATCCCACGACGGCGCTCAGCACGCCCATAAAACCGACGTACAGCAAATAACGTCCGGTTGATACGCTGGCTCCAAAGGTAAACCGGGCGTTAGCGAAAAACTAAAACTGACAGCGACAGCAAAGCCCGCTACGTTTGCCAAAGCCTGACTTGTTTGAAATCCATAGACGCAAAGGGCAAAGATAGCCCAATGCAAAGCAGTATTAAGTACGCCTATCGAAACGTACTTTATAAATAATTTTATCATTATAGCAATCAAGAAGTTGTAATTCAGCGAAGTCTACCAGACAAAACTGAGAGGATCATTCCTGAACAGCAGATTTTATGTAAACAGGGCGAAGTTAAAGTAAAAATAACGCTAGTTTTCCAATATACATATATGCAATATTTGCAGCGCAAAGTGATTACATTTTCATCGGAAATAGCGCGCGAAAAGGGACTAATCACGTTGCGCTGAAAATAAATATCCTCCAGCAATTTGCCCGGTGGCGCTTCTGCGCTTACCGGGCCGGTGTTTATGCACCTTTTGCAGGCTGGATAAGGCGAAGCCACCATCCAGCAGCAATTTGCAGGTTAGTGAGAGTGGTGGTTAGAGTTGCCGCCGTTGTCCATCAGCGTGCCGCTGGCGTTAACGTTGCCGAGGACATTCACGTTGCCCGTAATCACCGCGCTGTTTCCGACGCCGCCGCTGCCTGCCATACCGCCAAGCCAGGTGAGTTTTTTCATCACGGTAACGTCGCCGGTAAAGGTGCTGAGCGGCGCATCGACGGTGACATTCAGCGCTTTAATGCCCGTATGGGGCGCTTCCACGTTGACATCTACCGCCTTGACGCCCACGGAGGTGGCCGCCACGTCTACGGTTTCTGATATCACCGTGACGTGCTGCGCCCTGACCTCTACTTGCGGTGAAGTAAGCTGCGTATGTTCCTTCACTTCAATGACGATTTTTCTATGCCGCCGTTGACGGTGAGCTGGTGTAACGCACGGTCATATTCAAAGGCCGCGCCGTCGGAAAACTGCACGTAGCGCTTGTCGCGCGAGGCCAGCGGCGCGGTATCCACGCTGGAGTAGACCGCGCCCAGCACCACCCCATCCTCGCCGTTGTCGTCGAGCGAAACTTCCACCTGTTCGCCAATATCCGGCAACCAGTAATCTTTGTTGTCCTGCGTGTTGCGTTGCAGCACCGCAAGCCAGTTACTGCGCAGGTTATCGCACTCCGGTAGAGTGACTCTGACGCGCACGACCGCCTCATCAATATCGCTGATAATACCCGTCTGGCGGGTAACGCCTTTCATATTGCCTCCTTACTGGCTGGTTGCCGGTCCGCGTGAAATGTCGATTTCGGTAGTGTAGCCGCCGCTGCGCGTGAGTTTGTGCATGGATTTATCAATCAGCCACTGCCCGGAAAGTACGCCAAAATCGCTCAGTTCTATCTTGTTGCCCGCCGTCAACTGCGGGCAGCCCATCAAGCTGAGCGTGCCGGTCTGCTGGTATTCGTTGTGGCTGTCCAGCGCGGCATTGGCTTTAGCCTGCGCCGCGCCGGTATCCGGAGCGCGACTGTTGATCTTCAGGGTATCGGCGCTGGTCGCCGCACCGCGCGCCGAGGTCTTTTCCTGGCTATCATGGGTATAAATAACCAGTTCTTTTTGCTTGCTATTTTGATGCTGCACGGTGGCGTTTTTGTAGATCCGGTTGATGGTATCTTTGAACGTGTAGTGCGAAACATCCGTCCGCCTGAGCGTCTTCACCGGCGCCAGACAGCGCAGCGTCGGCAGATGCGAAAAGATCAGCTCCGTCGCCGTCACTTTCACGGTATAGCCATATTCACTCGCCAGCCGTTTGAGAAACGCTACATCGGTTTCGGCATATTGCGTGACCCGATCAATCGTCAGCGGCGCAATCTTGCCCGCCAGCGTTAAACCGTGTTTTTGCGCGATGCGACTGGCGATGGCGGAAAGCGTAGTCTCCTCAAAGCCCTGGCTGTTTTTGGTGCGTAGCGCTTTGCTGACCGAGGTGGCGATACCGTCGATATTGACCGTCGAAGGCGGCGCGCTGATATCAATTTTATCAATGACATAGATTCCGCAATCGAGCAGATCTTCGCCCTGGTAGCCCAGGCGCAGCGCCAGCGTGTCGCCTTTTCCCGGATACCATTCGTTTACCCAGCGCCCGGTGCTATCTTCCAGCGCAATGGCAATGACATCCGACTCGTTTTTAATACTGTCGCTGTAACTGATGCTGGTGACATAAGGCGCGATGTCGTAAGTGATCTCTTTATGTCCGTACCAAAGGGTAAAAATGGGCGTCAGGGTGGCGAACACCCCGCCGGATACCGTTATCTCAGCCATGGCGGTAGCTCCGGGGTCGTTTGCGTGACGCTGATAACCGGGATGATCAGCCGCACGCCTGACGGTAAAACCGGCATAATAGCGACGTGCGGATTGGCCGCGATGATGCGTTCGTAGGCCAGCGCATCGCCGTAATAGCGCCAGGCGAGATTATCCCAGCGTTCGCCGTCGGTGGTGACATGTTCAAGGTAGCGCATTACAGACTCCTCGTAATATCGGCAGCGGCAAGCTGGCTCACGTCAGGAGCGCTTGTTTGCAGCGTGCCGCGCGCCTGATTGACCAGCGTCGCGGCGCTGTCGTAAGTCGCTTCCGCGACGCTGCTGGTGATAGCGTCAAACAGCGATTCGGCGTGTTCGATAAGCGTGCCGGCATCGCCCGCGCATTCGCGGATCCCCGGCAGGCTGTCGATCAGTTCCTGCATTTTCGCCGCCAGCGCTTTCGGCAGCCCGGCCAGCGTTTGCAAATCCAGCGGCTGCTGGAACAGCGCGTCTATCGAACTCATGGTTTTTTTCAGCGAATCGACGATATCGCCGCATTTTTCTTTCAGCGCTTTGGCTTCCTTCACCAGTTCTTTCGCCTGGGCGATCGTTTTTTGATGTCATCAATGGCGTCGGCCACCTCATCCATCATCTCTTTGGCTTCACGCATACCCTCTTCAACGACGCTCAGCAGTTCATCGAACCAGGAATCGTTAACGTCGGGAAGCTCATCCAACATCTCGTCAATGTTCGGTTCCTGGGGGGTGATGGCCGGAGGCAGCAGCGGGCTCTTCGGATCGCCGGTGTACTCCTGTAGCGACAAACTGCCGCCCTGGGCAATGACGTTACCGTAAGGATCGGTGTGTTGGTGGGTAGCGGTCAGATCGGTAATCACGAACCAGCCGCGATAATCGCCGTTGCCGAACACCAGCGCCATCGCCTGGTGCGCGGTCATCGCTTCCCGCAGACGGTTCAGCTCGGTGGTCGGCTGGCAATACTGACTATGAAAGTTGAATTTCAGGGTGATTTTGTCCAGCTTATCGCCGATAAATTGCACGCCCGGTTTCCCTTCAATACGGGCATGGCTGGTGTAATCCACGCCCATCGTACTTTCAAATTCGTCCCAGTAAGCGACGACGTCAAATTCTATTTCGCCTAATACGGCATACATTATGCGTACTCCCGGCGCCGTTGCTGCGCCATGACATCGTTAATCATTCTCTCCAGCTCGCGTTTGCTCAGCGACAGCACGTTGTTGATATCTTTGGCGGCATTCGCGCCGCTTCCCTGCACGGTAACCTGCGGGGAAAAGTGTACCTGCACGTTGCTTTGCGCGCGGGAGGGCAGCGTATAAGGTTTCCCGCCGGATTTGCCGGGAAGCGCGGCTGGCGTCGGCGGCGTGGCGGCGCTTTTCGTCTTCACAGGCTGCGGCGAGGCCATCGTTTTGGCCGAGGTTGTCACCGCTTTCGCTCCCGATGCCAGCGGCGCGCTGGCCTGTTGCGCGACCATTGTTCCGGCAATACCGGGGACGGCGGCGGCGACAGACGGCATTTCAGCGCTGATGCCCAGCGCGCTTTTCGCCCAGTCGGGGATCAGCGCTTTTATCTTCTCAATCGCCCCGCTCAGGAAAGGAAGCGCATTCAGAATGCCGTTGATCAGGCTATCGAGAATATTGCCGCCAAATTCGCTGAAACTGGCGGGGAGTTCAATGCCAAACCAGTCCAGTACGCCGGCGAAGGCGCGGTAAAACAACCCCAGCGGCGACCAGTCGAGAATCAGACGCGTGACGCCGGCAATGCCTCCGTCAAAGGCGGTTTTGATGCGCTCCCAGACTCCGGCAAAGAAACCGGAAATCGGTTCCCAGTAGCGATAAAGTAAATAGGCGGCGCCTGCGATAGCGGTGATAGTCAGGCCGACAGGGTTCATCAGCAGCGCCCGACCCAGCCAGATAAACGTCTGGCCGACCAGCCGTAGCCCTTTTATCAGGCCGTTTCCCAGCAGCATCGTCAGGCTTTTCGCACCGTTGCCAAACGATTTCAGAACCGACAGCGCGCGACTGCCGCCGCCCAGCGCCAGACCGGCTTTGACCTTCAGGAAGATATCGATCAGGCGAATAAACGGTGACGCAATGAGGTTTGCTCCCAGCCTGAGAATATTCAGCGCCCCGTTGAACAGCCAGATAACGCTAACGACTTTAGCGACCCCTTGCACCAGCGCCGGATTTTCCCGCAGCCAGGCGCTGAACTGCCGCACCAGCGGCGTGATGCTTTGCGCCAGTTCGCCAATGGCGGGCATCAGTTCCAGGCCGACGGTCAGCCACAGATCGTTAAGTGAAAGTTGTAACGCTTTGGTCTGTTCTCCGGGCGATGTCATTTTCGCGGCGAAGTCATCATCAATAACATGTTGCCCCGCCGCCTGCATTGCGGAGGCTTTTAGCTGGCGATATTCGTCCATATTCGCCAGCATCGGGGCGAGAAAATCCCGCGTTTGCGCATCGCCGAACATCGCGCCGAGGTTAAATTTCTCCACCATGGCCTGTAGCGCGTCGCCGCGCGCGGAAAGATCCTCAATCTTCATGGTTTGCCTGAAGGTGTCGAGGATCTGCGGGTTCATTTTCTCCAGTTGCATCTGCACGATGTGGGTCATCGCTTCCGTCACGCCGATCCCATTTTGCTGATGCTCCAGCAGCGATCCCTGAAGATCCACGCCCTGGCGGGCAAACCAACTGTCCGTCTCTTTCGAGAAGGCGGATTTCAGGAAATGGTCGAAATTCGCTGCCGCCGCGCCTGCGTCAGGGGCATTTTTCATGGCGATTTGCATCGTTGCGGTCAGTTCCGCAATGCCTTCTTTCCCCTGAGCGCCGGTTTTTCCGGCAAAGGCGTTAATCCACTGGGTTTGCTCTGCAACGGAGCCGCCGCCGCTTTTTGCCACGCTGTACAGCATATTTTGCGCAAAACGGAAGTCGTCAGGGGCGATGTTCAGTTTGTCGCGAGTGGCCAGAGCCGCCTGCGCCCAGCTTTGCGCGCTGTCGCGGGAGGCGGTCGCGGCTTTGGCGATATCGGGCATGTAGCGGCTAAGATCCTGCAATGCGCTGACGCCGCCTTCGATCATCGTGGCGGCGGTGCTTTGCAGATCTTTTTGATCTTGATTGAAATCAAGGCTCCAGTCGCGGATATTCAGGCTCAGGGCGTCCCGCGCGGTGTTATCCATGCCGCCCTTCGCCGCCATATCGACCATGTTGCCCTGAAATTCGTAAGGCAGCTTCCAGTCGGGAGTCTCAACGTTCAGGAGCTTGCCGAGCTGTCCGGCGAACGTTTGTGTTTTTTCCAGCAACCCGGCGCGCTGTTTATCGTTCTCTTCCCGGCGAAGGGCGGAGTTAGCGAGCTGTTGCGTAAGCCGGGTGACTTTTGTTTGCTCAAAGCTGAGCGTGTGCAGCGTGCTGGCGTTGAGTGAGCCGTAACGGGCTATTGCCTGCGTCAACGTCTCATTACGCGCCTGAAGCTGGGTAATAATGTCGTTGGCCAAAATAGTGTCTCGTATAAGTTGCCCGGTAACAGGCTGCTTGCCGGAAAAAGGACAGGGAAGGAGTGAACCGGGCTTGGGTCAGGAAACCCGCAGGCATTAAGCCTGCGAGTCGTATTCGTGTTTAATTTGCGCGCTGGCTTCGTCCAGCCAGCAGGTAAAATCGTCAACCGACAGCGCGTCAATTTCACTGGGCGGAAAGCGAAACCACCTCGCCAGCAGCGCCATTGCCTGCCACAGTTGCTGTGGGTTCTGTAGCCATGCTAAGCATGGACTGAAATCGTTTCTGCAATGCCTGATAGTCCAGCAGATCCATTTCCGCCAGATCTTCGGTTACCAGCCCGGTCATAGCCGCCATCAGCGGCTCATCCCACTCTTCCGGTTTATCGCTGGCGCGTCGCGCGGCGCGCATATCTTTTACCTTCAGGCGACGTAATTGCAGAACGTCGATACGTTCCCCGGCGGCGGAGGTAAACGGGAACTGCAGGGTATATTTTTCGTTCATGGTATAGTCCTTATTCGTCGTGTTAAATTCGGGGCCGTAGCCCCGAAGTAATTAACCGCCAATATTATTGCGGTAGGCATTTAATTGATCCGCGCCATTTACGCGGAAAATATTCGCCAGATAATCCAGTTCAAGAAGCGTTTCACCGTCAACCACCTGTTTAATATAAGTGCAGCCGAAGGCGCTGCTGAATTCCGGGTTTTCATTCTGTTTAAACGTTCCCAGCGGGTTCTTTTTAAACATTACGGTCATATGCGTCACCAGCGCTAACTGATCCGCTTTACTCTGCGAGTTATAACAATCGATGCTGGAGCGGCACTGCAATGCCACCGCCTGCCACGGATTTGCCGTTTTACGCATGACGTCGTGGTAAAACGAGTTCCATTTAATTTCACCTTCCAGTTTGTCAAAACCGGCAGGCAGTTCAATTTTACCGACCATCCCCAGCGCTTTATGCTCCTGCATAATCATGCTGATATCAGGCAGTTTAATTTCACTCGCGCGACCTAAAAGATTATTACCATCAAGATAAATATTGGCGTTGGTAATACGGTTAATTTGAATTTTTCCAGCCATTAGCGATTGCTCTCCAGAGAAACTAAATATTCAGAGGTAATTTCGGTTTCAAACGTCAGACGTTCCAGCGGCGGCGGCGGGGTGAATTTGTAGCTCAGCAACAGATGCCCGGCTGCCAGTTCAGTCTGTTCGTTACGCGCCGGGTCGTACCAGCATTCAAAGCCCAACAACGCGCCGTCGGCAATCAGCTTGCGGCCCCAGGTGTTCACCGATTCGGTTAGCGCGTCGATCAGCGCCTGATTAATCGGCATATCCATGTATTGCTGGCTAAAATAGCGAATCGATTCGTTAATCACATCACCAGTACGGCGCACGTTCTCAAAGTTACGCATATGAGTAACCGTCGGCCAGGCGGCGGTACGGTTGCCCCACAGGCGCAAACCGGAGCCATAGCTGTTGAAGATGGTGGTGATGCCGTTTTCATTCAGTTGATTCACTTCGGTTTGCGGATCGTCGATCATCGCTGACAGCGAGCGCTCTACGCCGGTAATGCCCTGAATTTCCTGATTGGAGTTGCTCCACCAGAAGCCTTTTTCCAGATCCACTTTGGCACGCAGGCCAGCGGCGCGAGAGGAGAGCGGCTCCAGGACTTCGCTGTTCGTCGCGCTGTCGTACACTTTAACGTGCGGATAGCACAGACGCGCGCGATCGGAACTGGTATTGAAGTTAATCGCCCCCTGCGGACCGCGCCCTGCCAGAACCTGCTGGAAAGTCGTGCCGATGGGCGCATCAATGTAGGTAATGGCTCCCAGCGCTTCTGCCTGAGCGATAAGCTTAACGGCGACCGAGTTTTGCGTACAAAAGACCGGCGCAATCAGGATCTTCGCGTAAAAACCAAACTGGTTCCAGGTGTCCTGTAACAGCTTCATGCCGGTACGGTCACCCGCCGTGTTTACCGCGCCAACAATATCGGCGGCAGTCACTTTGGTGGGGTCCGCGTAAGTATAATTTACATAGGCCTGAACGCCGGGTTTCAGATTGGTCCCCATGCAGGTGATTTTACCGGTCAGCATATCAATGGTGTAATCGGTGCCTTTGATATAAGCGTTTCCGGCGTTCGTGCTGCGGCCAATGTTCATCGTTTGCACGGCCCCGTGCTTGAGTTGAATCTGACCGTTGTCATCAACCTTCACGGTTTCACTGGGAATGGTACTTTTGTGTACCGCCGGATTCAGCACGTTAATCACCACGACCGTCCCTGCGCCGTGATCGTAGATCGCCTTCAGCGCCTGCGGGATGGTGAAATTTGCCAGACCTGGGCCAAACTGTGCCGCGTCGCTTTCAGAAAGGCACAGCGTTGGCTGGTTAACCGGGCCGCATGGCGCGGTGCCGATCAGACCAATAACCGCAGATTTAACCGCCTTAACCGGACGTGGGCCGGTTTCGATCTCAATGGTCTCTACACCGTGCAGGTAATTAGCTGCCATGGACAATTTCCTCTTCATTAGTTTCTACTTCTTGCGTAACCACTGGCACCAGGTGACGGCGGGCAATCATGGTGATTACCCACTCGTTATCTTCCGGCAGCGAGATTTCGCTATTGGGCCACAGTAAGACTTCCTGACCGTCGGCGAGCGTGACGCCGCTTGCCGGGCCACTGTAGATATATTTCATTGAATTTCCTCATAATTAACGATTGTCAGCAGGGGGGAGTCCTTGCTTTCCTGTTCCGCGATAAACAGGGTGCTGGCGGTCATATCCAGGGCGTAACGGCAGAAGTTTGCGGCGTCGCCGATATATTTTTCGCTTTCCAGCCAGAGCGGACGATCACAGTCGGGAAGTTCAATGCCCCCCAACGAGCGACGTAGACGATCCAGCGCGTTTATCGCGTCACTTATTTGCGGAACAATAACGGTGGC